CCTGCGCAGCGCGCCTTTCGCGCCGAAGCGTTTCGTCGCGGCGCCAAGTTGATCGTGTGGCGCACGACGGATGATGTTTTGAAATCACTGCACGGCCGCATCGCGGCTTGAGGAGTTGAGTTTGAAAATCCTGCTCGCCTGTTTTCTCGCTGCCATGGCCTGCGCCACCGTGCCGTCTCATGCGCAGACCACGCTCGCGACGTCCGAGGTATTGGTTTGCCCCGTCCCGCTTTGGCCGTCAACGCCGTGCCCCAAGACCCCAGTGTTCAGTGTGACCACCAACACGGCCAATGCGGCAGCCTCGGTCAGCAAGACAGCGCCTGTCTGGCAGCATACGTTTGCCGGTTATGCGGCGACCGACCTGGTGGTGGTGTGTCCGGCGGGCGCGATTGTCTCGACCGACGCAACCAAGTGCACCACCACGGCCGGCGCGGATGCGTCCGTGCTGATCGCAGCGTCGGCTGTAAACGCTGCGGCAGTTCCACCGGTGACGCCACCACCGCCGGCTAACGTGTGGGTTCCGATGAACTGGGCTTGCGCGGTCGCCAATGGCGTAGCGACCTGTACAGCGCCCATAGGGCCATGAGCCGCTACCGGACATGCGGGTGCGGCCGGCGAGCTCGCGGAGTCACATGCGCGCGCTGTCGCACGTTGTGCCGTCGAGTGGCGCCGAAGCCGGCCTATCGATCGATCCTGGTGATCCACACGTTTTTCGGAGACTACGCGATATGACTGACCTGCAAACCCGGCTGGGCAAATTCACCAGCACCGCGAGGACCGATGAAGTCCGCGCCTCGAGCTGGATCGCCCGACATCCGCGCTGGACGCTCGCGATAGGCATCCTGCTGCTGGCCGGGGACATCGTGTTAGCGCTCAAGGCTTACGGCTGAGAATGAATCCGCGCAAGCTTACCAAGGAACAGCAAGCGCGAATCCGCGAGGTCGTCAGGCTGCGCAACGCAATCCCCACGAATGCGGACCTCGCGCGCGAGATGGGGTGCAGCATAGGTTTGATCAACCAGTTTACGGCCGGCCGAACTTATGACGAAGTTATAGTTTCGCAAAATGTTCCATGTGGAACATCCGATCACCAACTTATAACAAAGTTACATGATACGTCATCTGTTGAGTTAGGGTTGGCTAAGCCGTAATGTTGGCAGCCAGCCAGCGGGAGAGTATGAATGGCCCAGAAGGAAGTGAAATTGAGCGAACTCATGAGCCCGAAAGGCAAAAAGCCCAAGGCCAAGAAGAAATTCGCCCGCGACTACTCGGAAGCGAAGGCCGCCTGTGGCAAGTGAATTCGCCAAGCTGGAACGCAAGTTAGCGCACAAGAAGGGCGTGAAGAATCCGCGCGCTCTGGCGGCGAAGATCGGCGACGAGGCGATCGGCAAGCACGAGATGGCCGAGCGTTCCGCCGAATCGCGCAAGCGTAACGAGCGGCGTCGGCACTAATGCGTAAACGGCCCGCATTGGATTGGCTCAGCGAGCAGTTGGCCCGTCCAATTGACAAAGAATCGTGCTTGCTTTGGCCTTTCAGCGTCAATATTCGCAAGCCCTATAGACAAGTTTTCTTTGAGGGGAAGAACCGCATTGCGACTCGCGTGGCCGCCACGAATCTGCGAGACGCCGCCGGGAAGGGTCGTCTGGGCTGGTACAACATCAAAACGGATGCGCTCGCTGAGCGAGTCAGAGATCTCGCTGCTCACCGGATTGGAACAGCTGATATCGCTGGATGGCTACAGGTAACCCAGCGGCATATACAACACATTTTGAGCGGCAATCGACGGAAGGAGTACGCACCATGACCGAGCACACCAAGCCCGTGAAGACCCCCGACAACTGGGATGCGGACGGTCGGTCCAAGGGCAAGCAGTCCGGTCCCGTGCGTCCCAGCCCGGATGCCAATCGTCCGAAAAAGTAGATGGACTCTAAGATCTTCAGCCGCGGCGCCGAGTTGTCGCACAAGACCACGGCGTACATCCCAGCGGACGCGAAGATCCGCCCGCTGCGCGATCAGATGATCCTCGAGCCGATCGACAGCGCATTCTCCTCGCGCATCATCGTGATCGACGAGTCCAAGCCCATCCGCGGAATCGTGCGTGCGATCGGGCCCGGTGTTTACCCCATCCAATACGATCACGCAGAGAAGCACCGTCGTACCAAGATGTGGTGGGGAAAGCATTTGCGTCCCTGCGATGTGAAGGTGGGCGATGTGGTGAACATCGAACCCTTCGAGCGCCAGTGCTTTTACTGGGGTAGCACCGTCTGTCTCATCTGCCGTGAGGAGGACGTACGCTTCATCGAGGAGCATGCGGTCGCCCGCGAGCAAGCCGCATGAGCAATCAACGCCAGCCCGGACAGCCGGGAGAAAGCTTTACGGTCGGCGTCGACGATGTGACGGGCCGCGCCGTGATCATCCGCAACAACCGCGAAGTCATTGGTAACCTGGATCGGGAGCATTCCATCAGCTTCGCGCGGGACATCATCGATTGGATGCCCGCGTTCATGCGGCGTTCCGAAGACAAGACCGAGACCGCAAATGGCACGCCGTCATAACACCGTCCGCGAGCCCTCCCGAGGCTCGGTGCGGGTGCTCCAGATCAATGGCGACATTGCCCCACCCGAAGCGCCTGCCCAGGATCAGACGCCCGAGGAGCGCGCCAAAGCTGCGGGCTGGCAGAAGGGCCAACTCCTGAACGTGCGTAACGCCGGTAGCCACTACAATGTGACGCTCGTGGGTGAGGAATACGACCCGCAGCATCCGGAGCGCTGCCTGCAGTTCACGCAGCCCAACGACTGTCAGGCATTTGTTTCCGCGTGGTATAGCCCCGAAGGGGGAAGTCGGCCGCCATGGGGATGAATGAAATGGTGGAATGGCGCATCTGTCCTGACTATTCCAACTATCTCGTGTCGAGCGACGGAAAGGTGTGCCGAGTTTTGCGCGATAAGCGGCATCGTTGCGGTGATCGCGGAAGGATTCTCAGGCCGAGCACGTCGGAGGGATATCTGCACGTAATCCTAATGATGGATGGAAAAAGGCATTCAGTCGGTATCAATCGATTGGTTGCTCGCGCATTTCTTGGTGAACCTCCTTCCCCAGAGCATCAGGCTGCGCATTGGGACGGGAATCGAAAGAACAATCAAGTTTCCAATCTTCGCTGGGCCACACCTACGGAAAATACTGCCGATAAGCTGAGGCATCGAACGTTGCACGTGCGTAGTTGGAACTCGAAGCTCAACGAGACTGATATCGAACGCATCCGCGATCAGGCGCTCTGCGGCGTCATGCAGGAACGCATTGCCGAGCAATTCAGAGTGCAATCTGCCCACATCAGCAAAGTCGTGCGCAAGCTCAAGTGGCGCCAGCATTTGGTGAGCCATGTCAGTCGGCCGACCTAGCCGTTACAACGCGGCTATGGCCACTGCAATCGTTGAATGGATCTCAGAGGGAAAACCACTTCGACAATTCTGTCGCGACAACGCTATCGCATGGCGCACGATCTATAACTGGATTGAAGCGAACGCTGACTTTTCTGCACGCTTCGCGCGCGCGCGGGATATTGGCGCGGATGCCATTGCGGAACAAGCACTTGAGATCGCCGATACGCCGTTGGAAGGCGTGCGCACCGAGACGACGACAGGCGAAGACGGCAGCACGAAGGAAGTGCGCGAGGACATGCTTGGGCACCGCAAGCTGCAGGTTGAGACGCGTCTGAAGCTACTCGCGAAGTGGTTCCCGCAGAAATATGGCGAGAAGACTGAGCATACGATCAACGGGCCGGTGTCTCTCGAGCTGAAGGGTTCCGATGTCACAGGTTAAACCTCACATAGTCTGGTCTCGAAGGAAGCGGTACTGGGCTTGCGGCTTGAAATTTCCCTTCACTCAGTGTCGACAAATCGGTTGGGGAAAGTCTCCGTTCGATGCATGGAATGACTTCATGTGGCGAAATGTCTGACTTCGTCCTCACCGCCAAACAGCAGGAAGGGCAGGAGCTGCTGAACGGCCCCGCGACTCACGTGGCTCTCGGCGGAGGCAGCCGCAGCGGCAAGACGGTCCTGAAGGTACGCAAGATCATCCAGCGCGCCCTGAAGGCTCCAGGCAGCCGTCACGCGATCTTGCGGTTTCGGTTCGGCCACTGCGTGCAATCGATCGTGCATGGCACCTATCCATGGGTGAGAAAGAACTGCTTCCCGCAGATTCCCTATAGCCCGAAGGAGATCAATCGCAGCGCCTGGTTCGCCACCCTCCCGGGCGGCTCGGAAGTCTGGTTCGGGGGGCTTGATGATAAGGAGCGCGTCGAGAAAATCCTCGGTAACGAGTACGCGAGCATCCTGCTCAACGAATGCAGCCAGATTCCCTATGCCTCGCGCAACATGGCCGTCACCCGTCTTGCCCAGAAGGTCGAGGACCGCGCCACGGGCAAGGCGTTGCGTTTGAAGATGTATTACGACTTCAATCCCCCTGACAAGGGCCATTGGACATACAAACTCTTTCGCACGCACCAGGACCCGGATAGCAAGCAGTACCTGCCGGATCCGGAGAACTACGCCTATCTGCAGGTGAATCCACGGGACAACCTCGAAAACCTGCCGCCCGAGTACATCAAAACTCTCGAATCGTTGCCTCCCCGACTGCGCAAGCGCTTCCTCGAGGGCGAGTTCCGCGACGCCGCGCCGAATGCATTGTTCAGCGATGAGATGCTGGAGAAATGGCGCGTCATCGATGAAGAGCTACCCGAAATGCTGCGCATCGTAGTTGCGGTCGATCCCTCGGGTGCGGATGACGAGGGCAACAGCGACAACGACGAGATTGGCATCGCGGTTGCGGGCCTCGGCATCAACGGCAAGGGCTATGTGCTGAGCGATCTGACATGCAAGGCCGGCCCCGGGACCTGGGGACGAGTGGCTGTGCAGGCCTATCAGCGTGAGAAGGCTGACCGCATCGTGGGCGAGGTGAATTTCGGGGGCGCCATGGTGGGGTTTGTCATTCGCACGGCATCCCACGAGCTCAAGACCCGCGTGCCCTATCGAGCGGTAACGGCGTCGCGCGGTAAGGTCGTGCGCGCCGAGCCTTTCTCAGCCCTGTTCGAGACCGGCGATGTGCGGCTAGTGGGATATTTCCCCGAACTGGAAGATGAGATGACCGCATTCACCACCTACGGCTATACCGGCGATCACTCGCCGAACCGGGCCGATGCGGTGTTTTGGGCTCTCGCTGACCTGTTCCCAGACCTGATGAAGCACGAGGACGAGATCAAAAAGCCGCCGGTGGTGCAGCACATCCACCGGCCATCGCGCAACGGATGGATGCGCACGTGAGCAACGAAATGACATCCGTCCACCGAGTCGAAAGCAACAAAGTTTCGCCTATCCGACTGTTGACGCAAGAAAACATCGCAGCGATGGCGTCAAGTTGGTTCAACGATGGCGAGGCTTTCCGGATTTCCACCGACGTTGACTATTACGACCTCGCAGAGGATTTCGGTTGTGCCGTCAGACTACGGGTTCGGGCGCGCGGCCGCGATCTCACGTGCTACATCTTTACGATCGATCTCGCTCAGTCATTTCAGGAGCTGAGTCGCGAACTGCGGCTGACGTATCTCGAGCAGCTATATGACCCGAGGCGCCCTTCATGAACCGCCGTCAATTCTTCGGAATGACTGCGGCCGCTGTAATCGCTGCTGGATTGCCGCTGTCGGTATTGCCCGAGCGCACGATATTTCTCCCGCCTCGCGGCGGTCTGTGGCTGCCTCCCCGCATGCGCCAGATCGAACAGTATTTGATCAATGACGATTCGTTGCGCATGCGCTGGGATATGGCATGGATCACGCTCGGCGGCAAAATGGAACAGGCCTATCTATTGGAAGAGCCCTCAACCAGCGGCCTCGAGCAAGTCAGCATGGACGCGAGCACGTTCGCGGCGTTAAAGGGACATCGTCGCGAGTTTGCGCGTGAGTGCTTGGCGAGAAAGATTCCTCCCGGCGCGCGAGTCATTGAGGTCCCAATTCCCAAGGGGATCGGCGTATACGCCGCGCACGTATGACCGATGTCGACGACGACAACAAGCGCGAATTCCTGGCGCTCTCCGAAAAGGAGATCTGGGAGGAAGCTCGCGACCGCCTCGAGATCGGCGCATCCGTGGAGTCACGGGACCGCAACCGCGCTAAGAACGAGATCCTGTTCCGCGAAGGGGAGGGGCACTGGGATAGTGATTTCGTTACCAGCGCAAGCCAGGACGCTCCCGAGCTCGTAATCAATCTCACCGATGCCTTATGCATGCGTGTGGAAAACAACCTGCGCGAGCAGGAGTTGAGCGGTAAGGCTCACCCGGTCGGTGATGGAGCGCAGGTCGAGATCGCCGAAATCATCAACGGTATCGGCCGGCATGTGGAGACGCGCAGCGAAGCGGAAGTCGCTTACGACCAGGCTGACAAGTCATCCATTACTCACGGCTGGGGCTATTTCCGCCTGATCGCCGAATATGAGCATCCGCGCAGCATGCGCAAGGACCTGCGGATTCTGCCGATCCGTAATGTGTTCTCCGTCTACATGGATCCGTCCGCGATCATGCCGGCCGGCCAGGATCAGAACTGGTGCCTGCTCAGCATCAAAATGCCCCGGCCGGAATATAAACGCCGCAATCCTCGGGCGTCCAACGCCTCTTGGACCGATGTCGGTGCTCAATCGCAGATGACCGATTGGGAGGACAAAGAGAACATCCGACTCGCCGAGTACTTTCGCATTCGCGAAAAGGCTGAAACCCTCTACGGTGTTCGCAATATCGCAACAGGAGAAGAACGCACCTTCTTCGAGTCCGAAATGCCCAAAACCTTGCCCAAAGACTGGCAAATCGAAGGAGATCGCGAATCCGCCAAGCGGGCCGTGGAATGGTTCGAGCTCAATGGCGTGAAAGTCGTCAGGCGCGCTCAGCTGCCCGGCACCTGGATTCCGGTATTCCGCGTCGAGGGGAATGTCGTCGATATCGATGGGGCGGTGACTCGCCGCGGCATGGTCCGCTCGATGATGGATCCGCAACGGATGGTGGATTACGGCGAGGTCGCGAAGATCCGCCGACTCGGACTGACCCCGCAGTCACCCTGGATCGCCGCGGTGGGGCAGATTGCGAATGACGATGGATCATGGACCAATGCCAACCGCACGGCCCACCCGGTGTTGTTCTACAACCCGATCACAATCATGACCGCGCAGGGGGAGGTTCCGTTGCCGCCACCGCAGCGCCAACCCCCGGCGCAGATCGAGCAGGGCTTCAGTGAGTTTGTGCAGGGCATGCGCACTAACCTGCTGGCGGTGGCGGGTATGCCCAATGAGCCGGGGGCAGACAAGCAGGGCCAGGTGGTTTCCGGCATCGCACTCGATAAGCGTCAACTGCTCTCCGACCAATCCCATTTGCAGTATGCCAAGGGTCGCAAGAGCGCGGTCACGCAATGCTGGCGCGTCATGATCGAGTGGATCCCGCATTACTTCAACGATCGTGGACGGGTGCAGCGGATTATCGGTGAGGACTCGACACCCGAGATGGTCACGCTGAATAGTCCGGATCCGAATGACCCACTGAATAAGGTCATGAACGACCTGTCAGTGGGTCGCTACGACGTTGTGATGGATACCGGCCCGAGTTTCCAGACCAAACGCACGGAAGGTGCGGAGAACCTGCTGGAGATGCTCAAGATTGAGGCGCTGGCCGAGATCATCGCCAAGACTGCACCGGATCTCGTGTTCCGCAGCATCGACCATCCATACATGCAGGAACTCGCTGACCGGCTGATGGCGCAAACGCCAGACGGGCTCAAGAAGATCATGGAGCAGCTGCCGCAGCGTGCTCGGGACGTGATCATGGCGCTGTCAAAGCAGAATCAAAACTTGAAACAGCAGTTGCAGGAAGCCCAGACAGAACTCAAACAGGGTCTGGCAAAGGCGCATCTGCAGGCTACGGTGAAAGCTCACGACGTCGAGGAATCAAACAAGACCAAGCGGGCCGATACCGAGAGTCGCGAGCGCACGCAGGTGCAGACGACCGCCATGAAGATCCATGGGGAACTTGCCCGCGAAGAGATCCGCGCCGGTGCGGGTCTGATCGAAACACATATCGACAATGCACACGAAGCGGCCCAGGCCGAACGCATGATCGAACGGGGAGAGAACAGTGGTAACGGTACTGGATAGTAAAGACCTGATCACCCACCTGACGACTGGAGAGACGCCTGTTCCGGCCGGCATCGCCGAGGACAACGCGCGCCAGCAGGCTGCAGCTGACCGGGAGAACGGGAAAAGCAATGGGAAACAAACTCCTGACGCTTCACGAGGCGATAAACCTGCTGATGAAGCAAATAAGAAAGGGGCAGAGGCTGCGTCGGGGACAGAAGGCGATGATGTCGAAGGGGATGATGGCCTCACGCCGCGGGAGAAGCGCGAATTATCTGCGAAAATGCTGACGGCAGTTGGCAAGAGGGTTCGGCGAATTAGGGAGGCCGAGGAATTCGCCACCGCGCAGTACAACACCGCGCGCTTGGCCGAGCAGCGCGCTGCTGACGCCGAGGCAAAACTGGCCGCACTGCGCCAGCCCGTCGTGGAGGTTGAGGAGCTGAAAGAGCCGCAGGAACCCAAACGTGCGGCGTTCCCGAGCGATGATGAATATTTAAAGGCTATGGAGGTCTATCGGGATGCCCTGATCGATTACCGGGTGGATAAGAAGCTCAAAGGAGAAAAGGCCAAGGAAGCCCGCGAGCGTGCCGAAGCCGAACACGCTGCCATGGTATCGGCTGCCCACGAGCGTCTGACGAAGGCTGCTGAGCTCGTGCCGGACTTCGAGGAGACGATCAACACGGATCTGGGAATCCCCGGCCATATCGCCGCCTACATGCAACGCTCTCCCATGTTCGCCGAGTTGGGCTATCACTTTGCCAAGCATCCCGAGGTGTTGGCAGACCTGCGCAAATTGACTCCCGCCGAGGCTCTAGTTGAAGTGGGCGTGATAAAGAGTACACTCCGACCATTCTCCGAAACCCACAAGGGTGAGGGGAAAGCCTCAAACGGCTCTGAGCCGAGCAAGACTAACGGCGCCATGCCGAGCACCCAGACGGGCGAGAGCCCGAGCAAACCCCGCGGTACCGCACCGGTCATTACACCGTTGTCCGCTGGATCTACTTCCCAGGTCGATAAGCCTCCCGAGCAGATGTCCACGCGGGAGATGATTGTCGACTGGCAGAAGAAGAACAGCCGCAACCTGGGAGCGCGCAAGCGCCACTGATCGCTAGCCGTACACGTGGAAACCCAAGGTTTCTGCTTCGAGGTGTACGGCATTGGGCAACCAGCTCCTGACGATAAGCATGATCACGAACCGGTCACTCCCGGTGCTCGCGAATCGTTGCATCCTGGTCGACAAATTCAATCGGCAGTACGACAAGGAATTCGGCCAGAAGGGCCGCAAGATCGGCGGGACCGCCAACGTGCGTGTGCCGCCTCGCTACCTGGGTACGTTCGGTCCAGCGCTCAATGTGGAGCCCAGCACCGAGAACTACTACCCGGTGTCGATCCTGTATCAGTACCACGTCGACATCCAGTTCAACACCATCAACATGTTGCTGGACATCGATGAATTCG